CCAAACCTGATCTATGAAAGTCATCTCATCGCCTTCGGCAATGGAAGAATAACCAGTAACAAACCCGCACTCAATTGGATACCCATCAGCATTGTTGCTGGTTTCGTGCTGATAGATATAGGATTGTACTGCGTACTTTATCGTTCCAGATGTTGTGTCTGTTCCGCTTGATGACGAGAAATTTGAATTTGTCATCGTTGCATAGCTTGGAATGAACCCAGTCAACACACCAGAGTAAGAACTTGATGTGTTTATTGCTCCGCCACCAACAGTTGACGATATTGTAAATGTATCTACACTCAAGACTGTTTTCACAAAGTAAACAGTGTTTGCTGTTATGCCGGTTGGCATTGTTGATGTTGTCGTAAAGTAAATTGGAGTATTGGCGGAAAGACCATGCCCAGACCAAGTTACGACCGCTGGAGATGCGTTTGAAATTGAAACTGCCGCCTGCCTGCCGAGAGAAGAAGAAGAAACGGTATAGCTTCCGTTGAATTTGGTTTCCGTCATGTTTGTAACAACAATTGAACTCCCAACGGCAAACGTGTTTGTTACGGGTGTAAAATATATTGTCGCAGAAGATGAAGCGCCTGTCGCATATACGTTTGTACCCGTGAAGTACCCGTTTATCTCAACGCCATTGCTCAAGTTTACGGAGGAAGAAGTTGCAGCGCCAATTGGCGGGCCAAAAATAGACTGGTCAATCCAAGATGTACGACCAATCAAAACATCTCCATTATCTGGGTGCTGGTATCCATAGTCCCACTGGTTGAGTGCTACGTTATATTTAACGTATGCGTTTATCTCTCCATTGCCAACAAATTGGGCCTCATATGCAAGGCCAGTTTCAGGGTCTATGTTGTTTGTCTTGCTTGCCGGGAAGTACCAAGTTATCTCATTGAACTGGCTGTTTGGAGAACAGCGAATGCGATCCGTGTATGGCTTGCCGTATTCATCATTGCCCGGATACAAATTCTGAAATATCTGGTCCCAAACAGAACAAGCTATAACCTCAACGCCATTTCCAGAAAACTTGAAGAACTGCTTCTGGCTCATCCAATAAACAACACCGCCCATCTGACCAGCGGCCTTCTGGGAAATTAGCCCAGCATTAGCGCCAATTTTGTTGAATGAGTATATATAAGGCTGGCCAATGTATGTCATTGACCACAAATCAAGGTCTGTCCAGACAAGTGCTTGCTGGGGTGCCTGAATTGCCGAAACAATCTTTGACCCCGTTGGTATGCGGTAGCTTCCCGCTTGATTGTTTGCAGTGCCTTGCCAAATAGAAAAGTCTTCAAGATCACACCACCTTATCAAAAGTGGGTCTTGAATAGTTCCAAACGATGATCCGTAAGCGATTATCTGCCTTTGCGGCATCGCAACAAACATGCCGGTGTTGTAGATTGGCGAGTTGGGCATATAACTCAAATTCAAAATTGAAGCACCAACAGGCTGCCAATAGTAAATTGAGCCATTGTACGGGCATGAAACAAGGATTGAACCCCAATTGTCCAAGGTCCAATCGCTTGCTGTTACGGCGTCACCATCAGTAGCGGCTGGAACAAAGCCGCTACCATAAACGCCTTCGTTGTAAACACCACCGCCGTAAAAGTAGTTGGAACCTTGATTTGACGCTACAAGGCTGACGTAATCAACAACGTGAATCGCTCCATTGTTCTCATAACCTGAAGCAGAAGATGTTGAAGCTATGTCAACAACTATTTCAAATTGCTTGTAGTCTATCACACGGCTCACCGTGTACAGACCACCTATTGTTGTTCCGCCAACTGTTGTTGGAATGAATACATTGAACGTATCACCAACAGAGTATCCATGATTTATCAGGTCAACGATGACAACGGTTGAGTTGGATGAATTGAATGTGAACTTTGGCGGAACTCCGCCAAAATTTATCGCTGCATTTACAGTGCCATCAGATGACTTCGCAGTGGCAGATACACCTGTTTGAGTGTACTTCAATGTATAAGTTGTTGTATCAGCAGACGTTGATCCAATTGTAAATGTTCCGTCAAAAGCAGAATCATCAACCCCTGTGACATATATCTTTTGGCCGGGATAAAAATTATGTGGCTGACTAAACTGAATTGTTACAGTTCTGCTTGATGCAGTAAGATTTACCGCGCTTATCGTCGCTATTGATTGAACGCTTGATGGTACAACGAAAGTGAAGAACCCGGCACCAACAGAAACAATATCGTATGGACCTACATAGTTTACATTACCGGCATTCATTATGCACGGAAAGTAAGCATAAGAAGCAGAACTTGGAATTTCCGGCATATAGAAAGAAATAGACGGACTTCCAGAAGTGGTTACAACCCCAAGCCCCTGAACAAATGTGATGTTATCTGATCCAACGGTAACAGTGCTTGTATTAGAGCAATAATAATACTTATTCTGGTTTACAGTTCCAGATGTAACAAGAAATGTTGCGCCATTTTCAATATCATTTGCTGCCCACGCATCAAAGTCCGTAGTTCTTGTCAAAACCCATGCTACTGATACGCTTCCAACAGTAGTTACCTCATATACACCATTTCTGATCTGGTTTGTCTGATCTTTTACAAGAACGCGATCATTAACGCTAAGAGAAACACCATCAATCACAATGGCTGCAAGTGTTCCATTGTTTGTAAGGGTTGCTCCAACGCCACTTACTCCATTATTGTATACGGCATCAAGATTTGATGTGGTAGCAGCTACAACATTTGCGTGATTGCTTATTGATTCAAGAGCAGTCCCAGAGTCTACATAGCTTGATGTTATATCGCTAACAAACTCTCTGGGCGTGACATCTACAAGCGATGATCCATCTTGATTGAAAACCTGAACCCCAACATCATACTCTCCGCCAACGGCGAGGTAGTTGTTGTATTCAAGGTCGCTCCAAGCTTTCAGAGCGCGAATGGGAGCGTTAAAAGAGCCAGAGATAAAGCGAGTCCAGCCGCCTATCTTCTGCGCCAACCCATATCCAGTCCTGTCTGGGACAAAGCGAATAAGGTTTGTGTAGGAGATTGCCGCCTCATTGAGAGTCGGAGTTTTATTCGTGTCAACGCCCGGAATTAGTTTTACGGTTGCGTGGGGCATTTATTATTCCCGCCCAGAACTGGCAATCGGAGAAGGAGACATAGAAGTCCAAGCCGTTGACTGGAACTTCTTGCGGTATTCTTCAACTGTGGCACCCTGCAATAGTGTCTTGTACTGGTTTTCATAAGACTGAGCCATTGCAGGATCATCGCTCTGGCGTCCAAAGTTCCTCTGATAGCCACTGATGAAGATCATTGATGCCATCAGGAACAAGTCGGGGAGGTACTGAGAAATGAATGTTGTTGTGTTAGACGCCGAGAGAGTTGCAGGACGATAAGTTCCAATAATCTCAAGCGTATATGTATTGTCCGGCCAAGGACCAAGAGAAAAAGTCCGCTCATCAATCATGGCAAAGTATTGAGGAACAGAAGAATTTGAGAGGCTTGGCCAAGCGTACTGGATGTACTCCTTGGTCACAGGCAGAAGGGGAACCCTCGTCCCAAGATCGGGATTTGCTGTACCCGCTGGCGTAATTACGTTAACATTCTGCAAGGTAACAAATGTACCTTGAGTAATTTGAACCTTGGAAGCGTTGGCGGTAGTAGAAAAAGATGTGTTTGTAGTAACAGTGGAAAGAAGATCAAGGTCGCGGTAAATACGAAGTTCAGCATAATCAATTGCGTCTGGAAGAATAGCCAACCAATTCGGATCGGTTTCCGGCACGACTGAAAGCGTAGCCAAAGCAGTCTTGTAAGTCGCGTAAGTCAATCCTGCCATTTTACGCCTCGTTAACCTCTTTGTGCCGGGTTTTTACCATACCCGAAAATTGTTGTTGAATCTAGTTCTTAGCATAGTCCTTGCGGACGAAGGAATACCATTCTCTTGAGCAAGAGAGCCTGCCATTGGCATCCTTCAGAGCCGCCCTGTGACGGGCAAGAGCAAGGCGGGCATCCATACCCGGCTCAATCGTCGGGACGGCTACAGGGGCCATACAGGCTGGCGGAGCAGGCAATTCAACGGGCTGGGGCTTAACGCCCCCGAGTGTTGAGCAGCCTGTTAACATCACCGGGAGTAAGATCGCACCTGTCAGGGCGGCTACGAAGTTCTTCCGCATACTTGGCAATCTCCTCATCGTCCTTCTTCGCCTGTTCTTCCAGACGCTTGATTAGGTCTTTGGACTTGCGATCCGCCTCCAAGGCAATCCGCCTGTCGCGCTCCATAGAAGCGATTACGGCGGCAAGTTCCCTCTCACGGCAGTTGGCGGCACTATCCATCCGCCCCTTAATGTAAGCCCCGCCAAGGGCAACAGCGACCGTCCCAGCAATGAGCAAAGGGGCTACCCAAGAAGGCAGCCCCACCCACGCCAGAACTCTCAGAAGCCACATCACTTGCTAAACAGCCCCTGCTTAATTTCCTTGCGGTAAATGAACCAGAAGAACAGAATGAACAGACCCAAGGCACCAACCAGAACCAGAAGCGTCTTATAGTCAAACCCGGAAAATGCACCGAAGGTAGCCACGCCGCCACCGCCAAGCCAGCCCATCATGGAGGCCCATACGCGCCTATGCGCGTAAACCGGCTTAGGCTCTGAAATGATGACCTCCGAATCAGCCTTCGGCGTGACAGTGGCCGGTTCCGCCTTGGCTGGCGCGATTGGCCTTATGGTCCCAATCAGGAACAATTCGCGTTCATCAGACCGCCTGTTAATGAGGCCCTGCATAACCTTGCCGTTGGCCTTGACGAACAGCATGAAAGCCTCTGCTGAACCGGCAAAGTCGCCTTCATTGAACTTGCGGAGAACAGTAGACTTTTTGAAGTTTCCAAGGCCGATATTGTAGGTCAAACTGACCATCGCATCAAACTGGGCCTGAGTCGGCGTTTTCTTGAGCAGGCTGTAAACACCATCCTCAAACAGCTTCAAATCGTCCTTCAGGATAGACAACGCCTCTGCGCTGCTAATCCTCATGCCCAGAGTTACCTTGGGCGGGCCAGCCCTGTAGGTATGGCCATATCCAATTGTGTAGGGTTCACCGCCAGTAGCGGGATCGGGGTAGGCAGTGAGACGCAAGCCTTCCCACTTCTTAATGATATTCAAACCCGCGTCAGAGGTTTTCATTTGTCCGCCTTGTTGTCCAGTTTGTCGCTGATCTTGTTTAGCATCTCTTTGATTTCTTTCATACTTTCCGAAAACTCATCCCTGCGTATGTAATTGATTGGCATCTCTTTTTCAATCGTATGCAAGTCTTTGCGGAGTTCCTTGACGGCATCCCATAGTTGCCGGAAGAACCATCCTCCCGTCATGAACACGGCTGAAATGGCAATGTTGAACAGGATTTGGAAGTCAAGGCTCATCGCAATCTCCAAGCACTTTCTCCCCTGACAATTCCTACATTGGTTTTTTGACAAAGAAAAGGGGGCAGTTAGCCCCCAAATTCCCTACCCTCGTACCAGCCTTTGTCCCATAAATGCAGTAGGCGGGTGAAGTAATCTTCATATCTCTTACCTATGGCATCCAGACTGTATGTCTCCACCGCCCGCTGGCGAATCACATGCGGGTCCAGCCTCTCAGCATTAACAGCCGCCCGCTTAAACTCTCCAAACGTCCTGCACCTGAAGCCTGTTACGCCATCAATCACAGTCTCGGTGAAGGCACCCCAATCCGTTGTGATAACCGGAGTACCGCAAGCCTGCGCCTCGGTGTTAACATTGCCGAAAGGCTCAATGTATATCGTCGGGACGAATACCGCTTTGGCCCGCGACATAAGCCGCCCGCGTTCTTCTGGCCCGACAACGCCGACATATTCGCAGCCCAGTGGCGGCTCTCCCTGACCAGCCACAACAAGCTTCTTGCCCAGATCAAAGCAGACATCCGACGCGATCCTGTAGCCCTTTCGGTCTATCAAACGGCCAATGAACAGATAGTAATCGTCCTTTTCCTCACTGAACGGGAACTGATTCGGGTCCAGATAGCCGGGGATCACGACATCCCACCAATTGCCGTCTACGCCATGAGGATCACCGCCACGGGCAGCGCCGTAGCACAAATGCATCCAAGCGTAGCTTTCAAAGACTTTATACTTGCTGAATGAGCCGCCATAGCCGACACCAAACTCAACAGACATCATTTCGGGTAGTTCATCTGCTATCTGCTTCTGGGCGTACCCAGCAATGATGCAAATGAAGTCTGTTTTGTCTTTCCTGTTTTCCTTTATGGCCTTGGCTACTTTGTCGTTGAAGTTCCGCCAAAAAGGAAGGCTGTAGTCAAAGCTGGCGGATGTGAAATGCTTGTCGCCAACATGGGCGGCGCGTTCTGATTCACTTACGCAGACAATGTGCTTGTCACACGGCGCTTCATTCTTTTCGCCGCCATAAAGATAAACCGTGTGTCCACGATCCTTCATCATGCGGCAGAAGTTAATTACTTTGGCAGTATAGGCGCAAGATACATACTCAGTAATGGTATGAGTATGCGGCAAAGCGCAGATATGGAATATCATTATGTCCTCCCCAAAACATTTATTTTAATGTCAGTTTATTTGTTTTCCCATTGGGAAATAACACCTTGATAATCGTCAAGAGATGTAATGATTGTGTTTACAGGGCGACCAGTTTCCGGGTCTGTTGATTCCTCATCTCCGTATGTGTCATACCACTGCATGGCGTTCACATTTGGCGGAATGCTGGACATATCAATGTCACCCTTGCACACGCCATCAATGCAAACAATCTTGTCGGCCCTTACAACCGTAACCCTCATGTCATCCCCCAATCAATTTTGTGTCGTTTGCCATGCCGGAAGCCGCCAGCAAAATATGCTGACTTGCCTCATTTGCTCTTACCATTTCATTCCTGAAACTTTCAACAGCCGCTCCTGTCTGCCTCTGCTGCTGACTATTTTCAATCAATAGAACTGGCAACCAGACAATAGCGCAACCCCATTCATCCACATCTGCGCCAGTGTTAGGATTCTTACCACGCAACTGGGTGAACCAACTGCATTTCAAACCCTTGCAATCCTCTTTAATGAGGGGGCAAAAATTCTCAGGCTTAATCTGCATTTTAGTCCTTTGAAGCAATTATGAAGTCTATGTATTTCACAGCAAGATTTACAGTACCAGACGCGGCATGGGTGTGAGAGTCCATAGTAAGGCTGTGCGTGTGTGAATCGCTGCCGCCGCGATTTTGAGTGTCTACGGAGTTACCAGCGCCGGTGGTTGCAATGGCATTCACGCGAGTCGCCGCGCCTGTGGTCGTGGTGTTGTTGTTCGTTCCGTATGTAAAAGTGTGATTGTGATTCGGCATCTGGGTGTTTGTCAGTGTCGTGTTGCCGACCGTACCTGTTGCTACAGTACCGCCTATTAACACAGTAGCAGAGCGTGCAGATGTAAATGCCGTTGTGAAGTCTACAGTACCGCCAGTCCCAACTGTTCCGGTTACAATGCGAAGCGCATTGTTGTCATAAGCGGCGGTCGTGTCCTTTGTCCATCCAGTCGGAGCGGCTGTCTGCTGGAAGGACATGCGCGTACCTGACGGAAACGCTGAATATGTAGCCCATGAAGGAGCCGCACCTGATCCGCCAGAGGTCAGTAATTGGCCAGAAGTACCATAGTTTGCACCGCCGATACCAATCTGGCCAAGGGAACCAACACGAATCTTTTCCGTGATAGACCCGTTGCCAACCGTGTATACGGCGACATCACCGTCTTCTGCGGCTGCTGTCGGGTCAGATATAACGCTTTGGATATAAGCGTAATCCTGATCCGCGCCACCACTATCCTTGCCCACGAAAGATACGCGGCCAGTAAGGTCATTTACAGCGGGAGATGCGCTGTTGCGATAGAGACTAAGAACAGGAGCCGCGCCCGCGCCAGCGTCCGTTGATCCAACAGTAACCGTTGATGTGCCATCAAACGTGAAGTTTGCTGACGCTCCAAGAGAGCCAGCATTGTTGTACTGCACCTGTGTCGTAGAGCCAGCGGGTGTCGGAGTACCAGTAGGGCCAGTCGGCCCTGTCGCACCAGTCGCGCCCACAGGCCCTGTCGCACCAGTTGCTCCCGTCAAACCAGTCGCACCAACGGGGCCTGTTGCACCAGTTGCGCCTGTAACGCCCGTGGCACCTGTAGGACCAGTTGCGCCTACAGAAGTGTACAGCGCCCAGTATGTCGGATTTGTCGGATCATTTCCAGTTGATGGCGATACGCAAATATAATTTGATCCGTCAGTGTAGCTGACTACATCGTTCACGACATACGATGTCGCGCCATTGTAGGCCCCAAGCCACCTAAATCCGGGTCCAGTCGCACCCGTAGGGCCAGTAGGCCCTGTTGCGCCAGTGGCACCCGTGTTGCCAGTAAGACCAGTGGGGCCTGTCGGGCCAGTCTCGCCTGTTGCCCCCACAGCACCAGTAGCGCCCGTCAAGCCAGTCGGGCCTGTCGCACCAGTAAGACCAGTCGGACCCGTAGCGCCCGTAACGCCAGTAGCGCCAGTCGGACCCGTAGCACCCGTGGCACCCGTGGGGCCGACCTGAGTGTACATGATCTGCTGGGCGGTAATGATTACCGAAGGAACGGCAGGGCTATTTGTTCCAGCAGCTTCCTTCTCCAGAATTATGCTGGCGTTGCTTGTTTCCCAAATAATCTCAACATAATCATTGGCGAGAACAGTAAGAACAAAGTTCCACGCTGCAACCACATACGGAGCCGCAGATGCAACGTCTACCTTCGTATCGCTGTCAGCAATGGCAGTGCCATTCTTGGCAAACCAAATGTTAACTGTAGTGCCAGAGCCGCCGCCGCCAGTATCATGCAACTGGGCAGAAAACTGAATGTTGTAAGTTCCGGCATAAGCAAACGTGATACGCGAATCACTGACTATGGAAATGCCATTTGATTCCGCAGTGGTCCTGACCTTCATTGCCCCCGGAGTATTGATTGCCAGAGACTGATCTTGGGTGTCGTAGAAAGAACCGTAGTATCCAAGAGCGCCGCCAGCGCCTGCGGCACCCGTTGCACCTGTCGGCCCGGTTGCACCAGTCAAGCCTGTAGCCCCTGTGAGGCCAGTCGGACCCGTGGCACCCGTTGCGCCAGTGACGCCCGTAGCGCCTGTAGGGCCAACGGAACCAGTGACACCCGTAGGGCCTGTAGCACCCTGAGCGCCTGTCGGGCCTGTAGCACCCGTAGCACCAACCGGGCCAGTGGGTCCGGTCGGACCAGTCGCACCAGTGGCACCCGTGACGCCAGTGGCACCAACAGGGCCACTAGGGCCAGTTACACCAGACACACCAGTCGCACCCGTAGCGCCTGTGGTGCCTGTCGGTCCCGTAGCGCCAGTAGGCCCAACCAGACCAGACGGACCTGTTACACCTGTCGGTCCCGTGGCCCCTGTAGCACCTGTAGGCCCTGTGGGGCCTTCTGGTCCGGTAGCGCCAGTCGGACCCGCCTGAAGGCCAGCAATATCTCCTGTGGTTGTCCGCACAGACGTTCCGGCCTGCACAATCTCAAGTTCCTCAGAACCATCCAAGGCAATGGCAACAGGAAGATTCGGGATTTGGATGTTCGCCATCAGAGCGGTCCTGTCTTCGGAATTTCAGTGAAGTTATACGGCAAGGCGGGGTTGTTGACAACATACCCGCCAGATGAATAGGCGCTTGCAAAGGCAGAACTTTGCAAATCAATTTCGGTCAAACTGACAACCGTGATGGTCCAATTGCCATTTGCCTCTGTAGTTCCGACCACATCCTGAATTGTTACTTGCTGGCCGGTAATCATGCCGCTTGTCGTATTGAGTGTCAGGCGAATCAGACCAGAACCATTGTCAACTGCGTTGGAAACCAGCCTGTATGTAACAGCGTTAGGGTCAGTACCGGGCAACTGGTTCGTGCCAAACGGCGGCTCACCAGTCTGCTGAGTGACACGGAAGTCATCGTTCTCAGTGATGCGAAGCGTATTGCCCGGAATCGGGATGCCGGTAGTGGGGTCAACCGTGTTCTGCCCAGAGGTCGTGCGATAATCAGTTTCCGCCAGCGGGTAGTTGGGAACGCGCGGGTTCATGACCGGCATAGGATCGGCGGGCAGCACAATGGCCCTTAGCTGCGTCTGCGGAATGTCATTGCACCGCCTGCACACAAGCTGCCGCAAATTGACAAGCTTGTTGCCGCTCCACTGAAACTGCCACCGCAATTCGGAGTGATTGTACAGGAACCCACAATTATCACAGATGGCGAATGCTTCTGGGTTCTTGCTGCTTACTCTTGCCCTGCCGTGCGGCCTCATTCAGTTAACTCCTGAAATATGGGCCAATCATCGGGCTTATGTACACGCTGACGTTTTCTGTGTCCTGATTGGCGGCGATCATGTACGATTCATCCGCTTCCTGCTTCAATTGCGCCGACAACTGAGGCTGCCAAATGCGCGAAAGATAGTAAGCAAGCCCATTGGAAAACGCATCAAGCCAGCGATATGGAACGTCAATTGTCTCGCCGCCCGAAAGATTGGCATCCTGAATCTGCGTGACACGATAATAGGTAATCGTTGTCGGGTTTCCAGAGCCATCAGGAAGCGGCCAAATGGTGACGGTCGGGCTGATTAGGCGGTCAAACCAGAACACAGTGGGAAAGCCCTGCTGCGCCTTGTTGGGATAACTGGCATATTCAGAGCGGCTGATCGGCATCATGATACGGTCTGTGTTCGTTGTGCCAGATGGCGTCCGTGCATACATATCCAGAATCATAACGGTATCAGCCGGAACAGAATACGTTGACTGCCCCTCAATCAGAGTGATGGTTTCAGTGTCAACCTTCCAAAGATTGACACCCATGTTGCTCCAGCGGGACAACATCATATTCATCGCCTGACGGGCGCTGTTCAAATGCTCCTGTGCAATTGAGGTAGAGCGCACCTGACAAAGATTGAAAGCATACAGAACAACCTCACCAATGGAGGGGTTGTAATTGTATGTTCCGCTAGTTGTCATTATGCGCTCCCGTCATTCTTAATCAGAAGTATGATGAACATGGAGGAACACGCATTGTTGCTGGAAGACCCGAATGCCTGAGCCTCAATGGTTGTTTTTTCTGGTACTGCTACTGGATACTCAAAAGCATAATCAGCAGAGCCATTGTTTATGGTAACAATGGCGGCAGTAAGCCTGATGTCATTTGTACCGCGCGTCATAAGACGCCCCGTGACGGCGTTTGACCCAACAGCCTGACCAGAAGAAAACAATCCCTGCATCAAGTATCCAGTGTATCCAGCGGGTATTGTATAGCTTCCCGTGACGCGGCGGTTGTAATCAAAAGCGATGATGTCATACACTGTTGCAGGAACGCCTGCTGTAACAACTCCAGTGCCTATATAGATAGACCCTGCGGCAGAATCTCCCGACCCAGCACTGGAAACATAAGCCTCATTGATATGCAAGTATGATTTAACTGTTGTTACCGCCGTCTGACCGTTTAGCGTTATAGTTTCGGAAATGGTGTTGTGATTTGCATCAAGGCCCTGAATGTAAATTGTGCGCGCACCAGTTCCAGAAGATGTGTCATCTGCGCTACTAGAACTGACGCTCATTTGAAGCGCGGCAGAAGGAAATGGCAAAATGCCGCCATACGGCCAAACTGTTTCAACGGTTCCGTTAATGTCAGAATTATATCCAAAAATTACTACTGGCTGATGAAAGGAAATTTGACCCCTTGAAGCTTGTAGTTCAAAAGGCTCAAACTTTCCGTTCTGCGTAATGGAGAATGATGTTACGGGCATTAGCCAATCCCAGCCTGACAGATCGTCGCAACAACAGAGCCAGTGCCTGATGCAATGGTCAGGCGGATACCGCGACACGGAACAGTCAGAAGGCCGTTCTTGCTTGCAGAAGCGCCCGTCAGATCAGCGGTAGCGCCGGTCCATGTAGCCGTTGACGCGCTGAAACTGTCAGAAGTGATGTCATCCAGCGTGTATTCAACGGTATATGTAGCCGTGCCAGAAAGCACCGCCTGAATACCGACGTTGACAGGACACCTGAAGTAATCAACGGCGTAGATGCTGCTGGAACCAGTTCCCGTCTTTGAGATTGTGTTAACAGCCATTTCCCGCCTACTTTCCCTTGCTGCGCGCCACTGCGATATTGTCTACAGCATTTGGATACGGGCGTCCAGCAGCCCGAGCCTTTGCTTTGGCCTGCTTGATCTGATGCGCCTTCATCGGCTTGGACTTGTGATCCGCCGGAAGCTTCTTTTCCCAAATTGGCTTCATGGACATTTCCATTTCCTCAATGCAAGAGCCTTGCGAGTCGGCTCACCCTTTTCATCTTTCATCGGACCGGGCATACCGCCCATCCTAGCGCAGAAGCTTTTCTTGCGCGGTCCACCTTCCGGCTGCGGGCGCTTGATGTCATGACCCTGAGCGCGAAGCGAAGCGCGGCCTTTTTCGTTCAATCCGCCAGAAGGGTTCTTGCCTTCTTTGCGCTGCCATGCAGGCGACTTGGCCATTGCCTTCTCCTAATGAAAAGGGACGGGATGCAAATTCACCCCGTCCCAAACCCCCAACCACAGGGGGACTTCCACGCGACAAGCCGGGGAGGACGATTATCGCGCAGAACTATTAGCCACGCGGCTTCTGGCCTTCGCCCTGAGCAGCGGTCCAATCGGCGGAGCAAATACCGCCAGACTTACGGGCCTTGCGGTCAGCGCGCATACCCGAAGCCTTGTGGCCAGCCATCTTGCCCATGTCCTTCATGGCCTTGCCGCCACGCTTGCGCGTCTTGCGGGCTGCCTCAACCACATCCTTGTTGCCAGCAACAAGTTCCGGGCTGACCTTCTTGGGTGTTACACCCTTCATCTTTTCCATGTCATCTGCTCCTTACAGATTAGGTTGCA